GAATATAGCATATGACCATTCAGCGGCAATGCGTATTTGGGTTAATGCTTCTAGTGATGATGTAAGCGCAACAACAGCTGTAGTTAATATTTTAAATAATGGTAGTGTTGGTATAGGCACTACATCACCATCACAAAAATTAGATGTTAATGGTAATATTTTAACAAATTCTGTTTTATATGCTGGTTCTGTTTCTAGCACAAGAATTACTGTTGATGGTGGATCAATACAAGGATATTTTAGTTCTGAAGCTAATGCTAGATTTTTAATAGGAAGAGACATATACACTAGTGGCCAATCAGGTATTGCTTTAGGAGGAAATGGTTCATTTGTTATGATAGGAGATGCTAGTGGTACTGCTGGTACAGCAATGGCATTTGCTGTAGGTGCAGGTAGCGGTGGTGGTTCTAGTGCTGAAAAAATGCGTATTAATTCTAGTGGTAATGTTGGTATAGGTACTACATCACCATCAGTAAAACTTCAAGTTGTTGGTGATGGTTTATTTAATAGTAATACAAATACTAATTTAACTATAAATTCTAATGGTGGTGCAGCAGCTTTAACATTGACTAACACAGCAGGCTCTCAAGTAATATATGGTGGTATTGGTGGGCTTAATGTAATGGACTTTTACACCAACTCAGCGTTTAGAGTTCGTATTGATGCTAGTGGGAATGTTGGTATAGGTACTACAAGCCCAACCCACCAATTATCAGTTTATAATGTTTCAAGAGATAGTACTACAGCTTTAAATGCAGGAAATAGTAATATTATACCCGCAATCTCAATTCAATCTGGTACAGGCTCGTGGGCAAGTACAGGAAATGGGTTTGCTTATTATTACAATACTGCAAACGGAAATTTAGATTTATATAGAAAAGATAATAGTACTACCGAAAACCATGTAATGACTTGGGTTAGGGCATCTGGTAATGTTGGTATAGGCTCCACATCACCCGGCGCAAAACTAGATGTAACTGGTAATGTAAGAGCAACATCATTCACAGGCTCCTTTAGTGGCTCATTAACTGGATTAGCTTCAAACGCTACAATAGCTACATATGTAAACGGTACAAGTGGTCAATTATATTCTAAAGATGATAGAATAATAGAACCAAATAGTATCTCTAATGGATACATGCAATTTGGTTTTACCTCTTGGGGTAATGATAATGGTAGCCCTTATGCAGATTATCTACATTTAAGATCATATACTGATGCTAGTGGTGGTAGTGATAATTTATTAATGTTTTTAAAAAGTGGATTTGGAATAAGAACATGGCAACAAACATTCAATTCCTCTAGTGCTTATGCTTCTTATAGGGATGTTGCTTTAATTTCAGGTAGCTCAGTAGGATATGTTCCTTTTTGGACTCAAACTAATCAACTATTAAATAGTGCTTTATATTTTAATGGAACTAATGTTGGTATAGGTACTACATCACCAGCAGCTAAGCTAGATGTTAGTGGGGATATATTCGGACGCGGTGTGATATTTGGATATGCTAGTTCAACGCAATATGGCGGGCTTAGTTATGGATTACTTGGTTCTACAGATGGTTTTTTATTTTTAAAAACCGGAGGAACCACCACAGTACAATTACAAGCCAGTGGTTCTTCTTATTTTAATGCAGGTAATGTAGGTATAGGTACTACATCACCAAATGCTAAATTAGATGTTAATGGTAATGTTTATGTTGGTGGAGCTAATGGTGCGTTTGCATCTTCTGGAAGAGGTTTAGTAGAAATAAACGGTTCTACAAATTCACTACTTGGATTAACAATAGGTAATGTTGCTAGGGGTTATTTATATCATGATGGATCAAATTTAACACTATACAATTACACAGGAAATACTTATTTAGCAAATGGATCTGGAAACATATTAACAATAAATGGAGCTAACGTAGGTATAGGCACTACAAGTCCATCGTACAAGTTAGATGTTAATGGTGCTATAAAAGCATCAGGAACATTATACAGTGACAATGGTAGTTTGGCTGGCTCGTTAAATCTTGGACAAGTCGTTTCTCTTGGAAGTTCGTTTAGCAGTTATGCAAGCCTTGTATTCACAATGCATAATGGTGGTGGATTTAGTGATATAATGAAACTTCAAGGTAACGGAAACGTAGGTATAGGTACTACATCGCCTCAAGTAAGATTTTCTGTTCAGGGCTCTCAAAATAACACAATTGCTCCTGCTAATGCGGTTTCAAAATTTGTTGGTGGAGATGCTGGAGTATTTATAGGAAATCTTGCAGGAACTCCAAACTACGGCGCTTGGTTACAAGCAATGAGAGAAAGTGATGGCTTTACATTTCCTTTACATCTACAACCAAATGGTGGTAGTGTTGGTATAGGTACTACATCACCCGCATACAAATTAGATGTAACAGGAAATATACATTCAACAACTACAATGTATATTGATGCTAGCAACTCAGCATACCTTAGAGGTGGTGATGATCATGAATGGTGGGATATAAATGTAGCTAATACTGTTGGTTTATACGGAGTATCAAATTCAGCAGTAGGTGCTATTAAATTAGGTAGTGGTGGTCCAACATTATATGGTGCTAGTGGCAATTTAGCTATAGGTACTACTTCTCCAGGCGCTAGATTAACTATTGCTGGACCTTTAGGTTCAGTTGTTGGTGGTGGTAGCTCTGCAATTAGGATGACCAATACAGATACTGGTAATTATGCATCTATTGGTGCAGGAATAGTTGGTATTACTAATGCTGGTATGCAGCTTTCTGTAGATGGAACCTCTAGTATGGTTATAAATAGTAATGGTAATGTAGGTATAGGCCTTGTATCACCCGGCTATCCATTAGAGATTTCGTCAACAGCTGTATTATCGCTTGCATATCAAAGAACAGGTGTTTCTGCTAAAAAGTGGGGATTTGATTCTGATAATAGCAATACCTACTGGTATAATATAACAGACAATATTAGGTCATTTACACTTTCTAATGGAGGTAATGTTGGTATAGGCTCCACATCACCAGCATACAAATTAGAAGTAAATGGTGCTACAGGCATTAGTGGTCAAACAACAGTTACCTCTGATAGTGTAGAACAGATAATAATAAGAAGAAGTAGTAATACAAATCAACAACTATTAGTAGGTAGATATAGCAGCTATGGATACTTACAAGCTGTTACTCAAGGTTCATCTTTTGATCCTTTAATATTAAATCCAAATGGTGGTAGTGTTGGTATAGGCACTACATCACCAACATCAAAATTACATGTTTCAGTAGAAGATACTGGAAATACATACCCATCTTCAGCATCAATAAACATTGCAAACTACCAAAGTGCTGCTTTTGGCAGAACAATGGGTATTAATTTTGGAGTTGGTAACAGCTCCCCCGCTGAATATATAGCCGGGGTATATGGAGTTTACACAAGTTATTCAACTTCTGTTGGTGGTGCATTAGCATTTATTACCAATAATGGAAGTGGTTTGTTTACTGAAAAAATGCGTATTACTTCTGCTGGCAATGTTGGTATAGGCTCCACATCACCAGCATATAAATTAGACGTAAATGGAACATTTAGATCTAATGCATTTTGGACTGATGGCACAGCCATCTCTTATTGGGGATCTGGAGCAACACCTACAGCATATGGAGGATTAACCTGGGATACAGGATTTGCTCAAGTATACGCTACAAATGGCAATGCATTAAGGTTAGGAGCTAATGGAGCTAATGCTCACATGTATATTAATACTAGTGGTAATGTTGGTATAGGCACTACATCACCTAATAGTAGACTTGAAGTATATGGTGGTTCTTTAGCCGCAGGTGGTGGTGGTATGATGTTTGCTTCCCAATTAACTACAGGAAGAACAGGAACATATGATGCTGGTACTCTTCAATCAATACATAACTACTTTGATAGTAGTACAGTTGAAATAGCCGGAGGTAGTTCATCAGGATGGGTTTCTGGAATATCAGTTACTGGTAATAATGCAACTAATTTCCAAGGAACTATTCGTTTTACTACAATAAGCGCCGAACGCATGCGTATTACTAATGGTGGTAATGTTGGTATAGGTACTACATCCCCATCAGCTCAACTCCATGTTAGATCAACTACTGGTAATACATCCGCCCCAACATTATTTTTATCCCAAGCAGATGGAGTCAGCCAAAATTATGGTCAAATAGTTACAGGAGACCAATGGCATGGTCTTATATTAAGAGGTATACCTTCTAATGCAACTAACTACGGAGTGACAGCGGGTGATCAAATGTCATTTTTTGAATACGGAGATGACTTTAGATTCTATAAAAAGGATGGAAGTGTATTAACTTTACAAGGTAGACTTAACGCAGGTACTTGGACAGTAACGGGAGACATAGTAGCATATGGTTCACCTTCAGACATCACCCTTAAAACAAATATTAAACCATTACAAGGCGCTTTAGAAACTATTACTAAACTTCAAGGTGTATCATTTACTTGGAAAGAAGATACTGATGTAAATAAAATGACAGGTATCACAGATGATATTGGATTCATCGCTCAAGAAGTACAAGAGGTATTACCTGGATTAGTACGTAAAAACGATAATGGCTTATTATCACTTCGTGATAAAGGTATTACAGCATTGCTTGTAGAAGCAATCAAAGAACAACAAAAACAAATAGACGATCTCAAATATTTATTATCACAAAAATAAAAACAAAAACAAAATGGCAATTTCTTACAATTGGACAATTAACCCCTTAGAATGTTACCCAACTTCATCTGAAGGACCAGATTTCGTATTCGTAGCTCACTGGCAATTACATGCCTCTGAAGAAGTAAGTGGATCTACTTATACATCAACTTCAATCGGTACACAATCAGTACCAGCTACTACTGGATCTGCATTCATTCCGTTTGAAGACTTAACATTAGATATCGTACAAGGATGGGTTACAGCCGCTATGGGTCCTGAACAAGTAGCTAATTTAGAAGCTAGCTTAGCAACTAACATCGCTAACCAAATCAACCCACCAGTAGTAACTTTACAGTCTCCATGGTTGACAACAGGCTCAATATAATACATGGCATTACCAAGTAGTGGAGTAATAACATTTAATGATGTAAGGACAGAGACATCCCAAAGCGCAATGACTAATTATGCTATGAGTGGGTGGACATGGGGGTTAACACAAGGAAATATAGGTAGTTTTGGAAACTACGCCCCAATAAACGTTTTATCTTCTGGATCTCGATTTTCAGAAAGTAATCCTTTAAATCTATCTAATCTATCAATGTCTGCTTGGTATAATTACAACCATACCCTACAAACAAGTACAGGCACTACAGCTTCTTTATATCTACATGCTGATGCTACTGATCAGTGTTATTCCTCTACGATGCTAGTAATGGATGTTGGAACTACAAATACAACTTTATCTATTAATATATCAGGAAGTCGTACTTATAATGAATTCTTTCAGGTAGTTTATGGTAAACCATGGACAAATAGTGGAGGTCAAGCTTTTGGAACTTATACTGAAATATATTCCGATAGCAGCGGTATGCCAATTATTACTGCCTCTTTTAATTATAATTATGTATATAATGCTGCTAGTGGTAGTAAATTATATTTTATATTATCTAATGCATGCCCTTAAATAAAATATTACATTATGCCTTTTAAAATTTGGGTATCGGTTGCTGATATATACATAGACATTAATGTTTGCTTACCCCCCTATGCTGATTGTTACTCATCTTATACTGCTACCGCTAAATCTTATATAAGTGGCACAGGTACCCTAGTAAATGTTAACACTAATGTAACTGTAGATGCTTATTTCTATGGTGATTTAGGAGGATACATATACTTCCCTTTAGTGATAGCATCAGGTACAAGCTGTGATTCTGCTTTAGAACCAGCTACCTATGTTAGTTGTGGTGGAGAATATTACAGCTACAGTGGTGTAAGTGTCAGCCCGTTTGATTCTGGCAATCAATTCTACTCAGTAGGCTCAACTTCAACAGGATTATGCTCATGCTAATAAATAAAAATTTGGAAATTCTATAATTTCTTATTACATTTATGTATAAAATATAAAATATGATTAATTATTATATAAGACCCGACGGAGCCATAATTAAAATAAACGGGAATGATCAAACTGTAATAAATGTTGTAAATAATAGTAATCAAAAAATTATTAGTTTTATTACTGGAAATCCTGACTATTATAATAAAATATCAGCAGATGTTATTAGTTTAAATTGGTCTTTATCAACTCAATTAGATTTTGATAACAATAAAACAGAAGTCTTAAATTATTTAAATGAGTTGAACTAATAGTTAGTTTTTAATCTTTTTTATATATTTATATACGAAACAAATAAAATAAATTATGTTAACATTGATCATTGCATTACTAGTAGCTTCAGCTGCCATTACATTTGTTCTTATTAAAAAAGGTAAAATTGCTGATGCTAACAACAACAACATTCCTGACGCTATTGAAAAACCAATCGAAGTAGTTAAAGAAAAAGTTGCTGAAATTAAGGCTGAGGTGAAAGAAGTAGTAGCTAAAGTTAAAGAAGCTAAAAAACCAGAGCCAAAAAAGAAAATGTCTGCTAAACCAGTCGAAAAAAAGCCTATCGTAATTGAAAAAGCCCCAACTAAAAAACCAGCAAAAAAAGGTAAATAATAATATGGAAAACGTTACATTAAAGTTACAAGAATTTTATCAGCTTGAAGCTGAATTAAACGGCGTTACTAACCAACAAACAGGTGAAGTAGTATCTAAAGGTCTATTGTCTGAACGAGTAAAATTAACCACTAAGTATTGGTTAGCTGATTTGGCTAAAAAAATAGCAGCTGAAAAAGAATCAATCGATAAACTTAGAGAAGAACTCGTTAAAAAGTACGGTGTAGAAGAAAACGGAAGCATTAGTATTCCTATCTACATCAATGAAGTAATTGATGATGAAACTAAGGAAGTAGTTTCTCGTGAAGTAAACCCTAATTTCGTTTCATTCCAAAATGATTTTAATTCATTACTTCAAGAAGAACGCGAATTGGAATATCATCCATTCAAATTAGAAGAATTTGAAAATGTAGAAACTGACGGTGTCTATGTTACATTCTTTAAATTAGTTCAAGTAGGTGAATAAAATATCCGAAATATTCAAGTCGTGGGTAACTGCGGCTAATCCATCAGATGAAGAACAAGCGATAGCCCAATACAGGGCTAACGTTTGTGATTCATGTTTTAAAAAAGAATATGTTAAAGCAATCAATACATTCATTTGTAGTGATTGTGGATGTCCACTAAACAAAAAAGTATTTAGTCCTAAACCAGGTAAAGAAGCTTGCCCATTAGCTAAATGGGAAAAATAAATTAATGTTATGGCACAATTAACTCCTGAAGAATTAAAGTCAATTAAAGATCTCCAATCCAAATATAACCAAACTATATTTGAAATTGGTGTAGCTGAAGCGCAACGTATTGCTTTGAATGAGCAAATTGAAAAACTTCAAAGCAATAAAACAGCACTAGTAAATGATCTAGCTACAATTGAAAAGCAAGAATCAGATTTAGTAGCATCACTTCAAACTAAATACGGAAATGGTGCTATCAACCCAGAAACGGGAGAAATAACACCTGCCCAATAATAGTCTGCGGTTTATAACTGTTTTCAGATATTTATCGATAGGTCAATCCTATTAAATTTTTTAAAAACAATTATACAAAATGGCAGAAAAAATTTTAAGTCCTGGCGTATTCCAAAATGAGTCTGACCAATCGTTAGTTCAAAGGGGTATTCAAGGGACGTCAACCGCAATCGTTGGTCCTACAGTATTAGGCCAACCATTAGTTCCAACTTATGTTACCTCGTATAGCGAGTTCGTATCTAAGTTTGGTGAAACTTTTAAAAGTGGTAGTTACTACTACGAATATCTTACTTCATTAGCTGCTAAAGATTTCTTTAACAATGGTGGTCAAACATTATTGGTTACTAAAGTAATTAGTGGAAGTGCAGGTGTTTCTACTTATGCTAATGCTGATGTAGCTTCTATTGCTACTTTAACTAGTGGTACTGCAGCTACAGCTAGCTTAAATTTGACTAATGCTGTTACTGCTCAATATTCTGCTTCCATTAATGGGGTATATACATTAAGCTTATCTGGATCTTCTGCACAAGATGTTTATAATCGTCTTACTGGATCTGTTGCTTATAGTGCTATTTCTAGTAGTGTTATTAGTGCTTCATTTACAAATCCAAACGTAATATTTACTGCTATTCCTAAAGGAACAATAGGCAATACTTATTATTATGTTTCTGGTAGTACAACAGTATTATTTGATGGTGGTATAGATATTAATTCATTTGCTCTTGAAACTATAGCTTGGGGTAATCAAATGAATAACTCAGGTAGTATATCTGCTGGTGCTTTAGCAAGTGGTAGTGCACTTAATGTTCGTTGGGAAATTACAAATGTAAACACAGGAAGTGGTGTATTTAATTTAGCAGTTCGTGCTGGTAACGATAATAATGCTCAACCTAATTATCTTGAAACCTGGCCTAACTTATCATTAGACCCAGCATTACCTAACTTTATTTCTCGTGTAATTGGTGATAATAAACCCGTTTATAGAGTAGATACTGACGGTGCTCCATATATTGACTATACTGGATCTTATGCTAATGCTTCACAATATATTCGTGTTAAATCAATAGTTACTCCAAATGTAGATTCTATTGACAACAACGGTAATTTTAAAACAGGATCTTATGCCTCTACTTTACCACTTGTAGGAAGTGGATCTTATGGTGGTTCATTTAGTGGTGGTGTTGCTGCAACGAATTTAGCTCAATTGATGAATGAAAGTATTACAGCAACAAACGTTCAAGGATTTGCTGCTGCTGATTACCAAGCTGCATTTGCTCTATTAGCAAATAGTGATGAATATCAATTCAATGTATTATTAGCACCCGGTGTAAGTTTAGATAATGCTGCTTCTGCAACTATGATTTCTACTTGCGAAGGTAGAGGTGATGCCATTGCAGTTGTAGACTGTAAATTATATGGTCAAGTAGTAACAGCTGCTGCAACCGCAGCCGCTGGTCAATCAAGCAACTACGCAGCTACATACTGGCCTTGGGTTCAATTATTCTCAAGCGCATTAGGTAAAGCCGTATGGGCTCCTGCCTCTACAGTAATGGGTGGTGTATTCGCATTCAACGACCAAGTTGGTGCTGAATGGTTTGCCCCTGCAGGTTTAAATCGTGGTGGTGTACCTTCAGTATTACGTGCTGAGCGTAAATTAACCCAAAACGATCGTGATGTATTATATCAAGCAAATGTTAACCCATTAGCTACATTCCCTGGTGAAGGTGTTGTAGTATTTGGTCAGAAAACATTGCAGCGTAGAGCAACCGCTCTCGACCGCGTAAACGTTCGTCGTTTGTTAATTGCTCTTAAAGGATTTATTGGTCAAGTTGCTAATAACTTAGTATTTGAACAAAATACCAATGTAACACGCAATCGTTTCTTGGCTCAAGTTAACCCATATCTTGAATCAGTAGTACAACGTCAAGGCTTATATGCTTATAAAGTTGTAATGGATGATACAAACAATACACCTGATGTAATAGATAGAAATCAGTTAGTAGGTCAGATTTATATCCAACCAACCAAAACCGCTGAATTTATCATATTGAATTTCAACGTATTACCAACTGGCGCTACATTCCCTGCATAGGGGATGTAGTTGCTTATATTTATTAACAGCAATAAACACAATATAAAATGGCAGTATTAGACGCTAACGAAATAATGTTTACAGCATTTGAACCCAAAGTTCAGAATCGCTTTATCATGTATCTTGATGGTATCCCATCATATTTGATTAAAGCAGCTTCTGCTCCTGGATTTGAAGCTGGTGAGATTATTTTAGACCACATCAACGTTTACCGTAAAGTTAAAGGTAAAGTTAGATGGAATGATATGACTTTAAGCTTATACGATCCTGTAACCCCATCTGGCGCACAAGCCGTAATGGAATGGGCTCGTTTAGCACACGAATCCGTAACCGGTCGTGACGGATATTCCGATTTTTACAAGAAAGATTTAACATTAGATATTTTAGGACCAGTAGGTGATGTAGTAGGTGAGTGGATTATTAAAGGTGCCTATTGCAAAACAGCCACTTTCGGTGAATACGATTGGGCTAACGACGCAGCAATTAACTTATCCGTAACGATAGCTATGGATTATTGTGTATTGAATTTCTAGTTTAATTGTATTTATTTTAAGAGACGTTTGCTTCAGCAAGCGTCTTTTTTTGTTTGTAATATTTATTGCAAACGATGAAAGGAAAATTATTCGTATTTATAAAGATAGGTGTCTACTTTGGTAGACACTTTTTTTTTGCGTATATTTATATATACAATAATAAAATAGTTTATGGCAGAATTAAAAATCCCAACAGAAACAGTTACATTACCATCAAAAGGCTTACTGTATCCTGAGACATCTCCACTCGCTAAAGGAGAACTTGAAATGAAGTATATGACCGCTAAGGAAGAAGATATTCTTTCTAATAGCAATTATATCAAAAACGGAACCGTAATTGATAAACTACTTCAAGCGTTAATTATCACCCCTATTGATTACAATGAATTATTAGTAGGCGATAAAAATGCAATCCTAATTGCTGCTCGTGTATTAGGTTACGGTAAAGACTATAGTTTTAAATACACAAACACAGATCGAAACGAAGTAGAAACAAATATTGATTTATCTAAATTAGAAGATAAAAAAATAGACGAAATTCTATATAAAAGAGGTTCAAATGAATTCAATTTTACCCTCCCCCACTCTGGTAATTTAATTACATTTAAACTACTTACACATGGAGACGAGCAAAAAATTGAAGCCGAAATTAAAGGATTAAAAAAGATTAATCCTAACACCACAACAGATATTACTACGCGTTTAAAACACATGATAACCTCAGTTGAAGGTAAACGTGATCAAAAAGATATCCGTGAATTTGTAGATAGTTATCTTATTGCAAAAGATGCAAGAGCACTTCGTGAATATTATAATAAAATATCACCAGACGTTAACATGGTGTTTATACCTGAAGATGAAAATTATACAGGGGAGGGTATAAATATTCCTATTTCTCTTAACTTTTTTTGGCCTGACGTCGGATTATAGACTTCATTTATTTAGACAGATACATGAAATAGTATTTCATGGCGGTGGTGGGTACGATTGGAATACTGTATACAACATGCCTATTTGGCTTCGTCGCTTTACATTTGAAACATTAAGAGAACATTTTGAAAAACAAAATGAAGAAGCAGAGAAGCAACAAAATATGCTTAAAAACAATGGTAAAAGCAAAGGTGATATATCACGACCAAACATAGCTCCAAAACAACCGACATACACAACAAAGGCGCCACGAAAGTAGGCGCCTTCAATATTTATATGGAGTAATATTAAAATATGGCCGAACTAACACCGGAACAGATAAAATTAGAACAACAGCGACTCGATTTGCTTCAAAAGCAAAATACGGCGGCTAAAGAACTAGAAGGAACATACAAAAATATTGAAAAGTCAGGAAGAAGATTAACAGATGATGAAAAAGAATTATTAGAATTTACTAAAGATATAGCTAGTTTTTCTTCTACTATAGAAAAATCAATCCAAAAAAGAGTATCAGGTAATACTACCTCTAAAGATTTATGGGAGTCTATTAAAGAATTAGAGTATGATAAACTTCAAAATGAAAGAAAATATCAAGATATTACTCAAAAGATTAATACTCAAAAAGCCACTGCTTTAAGTAAATTTACTGATTTAAGTAGAAAAGAAAGAAGTATTCAAACTACATTAACAGATGAATTAGAAGCACAAGATGATATATTAGATGAAATAGAAAGATTAAAAAGAGCAGGAGGCCCCACAGCTGCCGCTGCTATAGCAGCAAAAAGAAATGAATTAAAACTTAATAAACAAGCTATATCTGATCTTCAAACTGGTTTAAAGCAAACAATAGAACAAAAAAATCAACAAAAAGAACTATTTAAAAATTTAAAAGCATCTGAAGAATCTCATAGAAAAATTATAGAAGAACAGGAAAAAGAATTAGTATTAGCAAAAGAAGCTCTAAAACAAAAACAAAAAGAAGAAGTACTTAATGAAGTAAAAAAACGACTTAGATATGAAGAGCTAAAGGAAATGTTTACTTTAGCAGGTCTATTTAAAATGATAATAGATGCTGGTCTTCGTTTCAATAAAACTTCTGTAGAGATAGGTAAAAATTTAGGTTACGGAGCAGATAATGCTAATAGAGTAACTGAAAGTCTAGTTGATATAGCAAACCATTCAGGTAATGTAAATGTTACTTTAAAGAATGCTGCTGAAGCTATGAGTGAACTAAACACAGCAACTGGAGGAGTAGCAGAATACTCAGCTGATACTTTAGAAACTCAGATATTATTAACTAAACAATTTGGATTAACTGGAGAAGAGGCAGCAGGGATATATAAGTTTTCTACTTTAAGTGGTAAAGCATCTTCTCAAATTAATGAGGAAATGGCTGGAGCTTTTGCTTCAACTAGAAACATGGTCAAAGGTTCAGCTAATTTTAAAACAACAATGGCTGAGGTGTCCAAAACATCAGGTCAATTAGCAGCCAATTTCCAAAACAACCCCTCTGAAATAACTAAAGCTGTAGTTCAAGCTCAAGCATTAGGTACTTCTTTAGAGCAAGTAGCAAAACAAGGTGAAACACTTCTTAATTTTGAATCATCAATTGAGAATGAATTAAAAGCTGAATTATTAATTGGCAAACAGCTTAATTTGGAAAGAGCCAGAGCTGCTGCTTTAGCTGGAGACCAGATTGCATTAGCTGAGGAATTAAATAAAAATGTAGGTACATTAGAAGATTTTCAAAAAATGAATGTACTACAACAAAAGTCTTTAGCTGAGGCTATGGGGCTAACAGCTGACCAATTAGCTGACCAATTAAGAAAACAAAAAATAGCTCAAGAACAAGGTAAATCATTAGTAGAAATAACTAAAGAAGAAGCACTAGAAGCAGAAAAAAGGCAAGCAGTGCAAGACAAATTTAATGCCGCTATTCTTAAATTACAAGACTTTATAGGTAATTTAGTAGCAGGTCCTGTTGCTATACTTTTAGAAATGCTTACTGATGCTTTAGTTGTTATAGGAAAAATTTTATATCCAATACAACTTCTATTTGATCTTACTAAAGCTATAGGAAGTACTATTGGTGGGTGGATGGATAAGTTGGGAATTATAGGAACAATGTTAAAAGGAATAGCAAGTATAGCTATTATATTTGCTGCATATGCCGCCTATGCTTCTTTAGCTGCAATTCCTGTAATAGGACCCGCATTAGGAGGAGTAGCAGCTGCTGCTATTACTGCTGGTGGTTTTGCTATGTTAAACTCTAAAAAAGGAGATGATGTAGTATCTGAAGGTGGATATGGCAAACGCACACTACTATCCCCAGAAGGCGCCATTAAATTAAACGATAAAGACACAGTAATAGCTGGCACTAATTTAGGTGGTGGTGGAGGTAGTAAAATGCCTCAAATTGACCTCACACCAATGGTAGCAGCAATTAATGAAGTTAGAACCGCTATTGATAGATTATATAGTAAAGATCAATCCATTAACATGGATGGTAAAAAAGTAGGTACTACATTAGTACAAGGTTCATATAAAGTAGCATAACAATTAAATATTTATACTAAACGATAAACCATGGGATTATTAGACAAATTAAAAAACAGTATCTTAGGATTGGGTGGGAATAAACCACAAAATTTTGGAGTTAACCCTGTGCCACCAAATTCATTACATGATTTATATTCGGTTGATGGTCAACCTAACATAACTTGGAGACCAAGTAATGGCCTCGGATTTAAACCACAACCATCAACAATGGATGAATTGGACAGGCAAGCCCCTAACCTAACACCAGTTGGAGTAGTATCACAAGTATACAAATCCAAGCAAGGCCGCAGATACAAAGACCTAGGACCAACCGAAGGACGTTACTAATATGCCACTACTTGATCTAAAAACCGACTTAAAATCACTTAAGTATGGAAATGATCGACCAGGCGGAGGTGATAGCGGTCAACCATACCAAAGAGTCGATATCAACACTGTTGATAGTGGCTTTAACCGTTTTCGAATGACTAATTTCGACGATGGTTTAGTTAGAGGTGGAGTTGTAGGCGCTGCCAATGCTTCAATTGTCGATACACTTCGTATAGGGAAATTTCTTACTGATTTTCCAAAAGGACCACTATTCATTGCTAAGCAAATCGGTTTACAGTTATCAAACCCTGCTTTAGAAACTAAGAAAATTACTATAGGCAGTGGTAGAGGTGTTTTAGGATTTATAGGCAATACTTTAAGTGCTGTAAATAATGCTTTAGGCCCTACCCGCATATATAATTTAGGTATTAATACATTAGCGCAAGTACCAGTTAATGCTTTTGGTATTCATTTCAATAGACATGGTTTACTACCAGTCCAAGACGATCAAACTAAATATCTAGCTGTTGCTCAATTTAATAATGAAGGAGGAGGATCTCCTAATAATAGATTAGTAGGTTTAAGAAATAGATTTAATTTAGGTGATCGTCAAACAGAAAACATACCTGGATTTAATAATAAAAAACAAAGAAAGTTATTAGCTCAAGCTATAAATAATGTTGTGTTTGGGGGTATTATTAAAAAACCAAAACCAATAGGATTTTTAGATGCTAATAAAGAATTAACAGTAAGTAGATACATTGGAGGACCAGGATCTGTTTATGGTATAGGTAATACTACTATCCTAAGAAAAACATTTACTGAAGACAGTAGCAGAATAGATGAGGCTAAAAATAGAAATTTTAATAGTCAACATCTTTCTGAGGTAAAAATTAAAGATACTTTTGATTTTGAAATATCAACTCGAACTAATTCTCCCTTAGCATCATCTGCTTTTAATTTATCTAACGATAATATTAATAATTCCTTTTTAAATCTTACAGCTTCCTTAGCTGATAAAAATAATAGATTTAAACCCGAAATACTAATAAACTCAGTTTCAACTTTTATATCTGCTTCTACTTATTCTAGTTCTGATTTATCTAGCAATAATTTTGATGATTTAACTAATGATGGTAATTTACGTACTACTCTTAGGGATAATAACGCTTCTAAAAACGACACAAAAAATACACTTGATAAGTGGGATGGGGCTTTAACAGCAAGTGCTGATTTAGGACTAACAACTTTAAGTACTCCTATAGGATTTACAGGACCTATAACATCTCCAACAACAAGGACTATATATGATATTCCACAAGATATTGATGCTATAAATGAAAGTCTTAATCAAAGTGCTATTCCTTATACTACACCTGCTTTAAAAAAGTATGCTGAATTAAGGAAAAAAGTAAATGAAGGAACAACAATAGATAAAACATATATTACAGAAATATCAAGACAGGGAAGTAAAACTGAAACTTTTAAAACTTTTAATGTTAATATATCTAGAAATGATCCTTCTTTAATTTATAATAGGTTAACAAAACTTGCTTTTAGAAGAACTAATGATACTGATATCAATGATGATAAGTTAGCTTTAAAATTTATGCCTTTAGATCCGTTTACTGGCAATATATTACGCACATTAAATTTTCTAGGATATATAACTGATTACAGTGAAAACTATGATAGCAGCTGGGGTGATGTAAAGTATGCAGGTAGGAATGAAAAATTTTACATATTTAATGATTTTAAACGTACCGCAACCGTAGGTTTTAATATCCCTTGCTTCAACCCAGATGAATTAGAACAAAAACATTGCGATATGAGTGAGCTAGCATCTGTGCTAGCAGGCAAATACCAGGATAATCTTCTATTAGGTGGAATTATAACTAGATTAAAAGTAGGAAGGTATATTAATGATCAACCCGGTATAATAACTAATTTAAATTTTTCTCCTATTGAAGGATCATCTTGGGATTTAGATAGAGGATTAGCTTTTTACTTAAAGGTTAGTTTCGGATTTACTTTAATTCATAACTTTTTACCTCAATATGGTAAATGTGGATTTATTGATAGACAACCTGATCCAATCCCAGAAACAGTTCCTGAAGAAGAAGATACTACCCCAGATACAGATCCCCCAATAGTAGTAAATACAATAAGTGATATTCCCCCAACTCGTATAGATAATACACTTAATGCTAACTTATTTGAAACTAGACAAAGAGCTGAGTTTCAAAAAGATAAATATATACCTCCAACAAAAGCTCAAAATGATGCTGCAAGAAAATTATTTCAAAGTTTACCTTCTTCTAACTAAAATAATATGGATCGCTACGATAACGCAACAATATTAAAAACAGAATTTACAGATAGACCCTACTACAAAGGAAAACAATATCCAAATATTCCTTTGTCAGAGTCTGATGTGTATGTTATTACTACTGTGGGTGATAGATTAGATTCATTAGCGTATAGTTATTATGGTGACTCTACATTATGGTGGATAATAGCAGCAGCAAATAACAACGCTACTAAAGGTGCTTTATTTCCGGTTCCGGGTACTCAATTAAGAATACCAACGAATGTAAATAGCGTTTTACAACAATTTAATCAATTTAATAAAGCAAGATAAATGTTATGTCTATATTCAAAGATACGTTTAAAGAAGGAGTTAAAAATCAATTAAAGACTAGACAAAAAGCCATATTTGAACGCACCCCCGATGCTATCCAGTACTTTAATGCTCGTAACTCTTGGATTAGAATGACATCTAGTGTTAATGTAGGAAAAGACGATGGTAGTTTAATACCCGGAGTATCTACTTTAGCTAAAAGTTATGTTTTATTAGGAGGAACGCTATATAATGGTAAATTAAGATCAGGAGTAGGAACAGATAATAAAGCTTACAGCTTAAATTCTACTACAGTAAATCCTGATGGTACTATAAAACAAGAAAAAAATAGACTAGGAATACGACCAATGCCTGGTATAACATCTATTGATATAAAATCAAAATCAGCTTATGGTTCATTAAGAGAAGTAGTTGTAAATTTTAATTGCTGGGATATTAGGCAATTAGAAGAATTAGAACTACTATACATGCGTCCTGGCTATAGTGTATTAGTAGAGTGGGGTTGGGCTCCTTATCTTGATAATAATGGAAAATTACAAAATAATATCTCATTTACCGATGATGTTTTAAATGGAGGAGTACCTAAAGAACAAATATGGAAAAATATATTTACAAAAGCCTCTAAAGATGGTAATTATGATGCTCACTATGGTATCATAAAAAATTATAGCTGGTCTGCTAGACCTGATGGGGGGTATGATTGTACTTCTACTATTATTTCTATAGGTGAAGTTCTTGAATCTTTAAAAGTAAATTATACTCCTGCTGATACTAATATACCAACTAATGGTCTTTTTAATACATTACCCACTCCTTTTAAAAAAGATTCAAATGTACAAAAATCATATTCACAAAATAAAATAGCAGGAATATGTAATGAATTATATCTTACTTTATTAGAAAAAGGAATAGATAACTTTGAAGAATTACAATTTAGTGGTTGGACATTCTTTAGATTTAATGTAGATATAAGTAATTCTCCAAATACAGATAGTGACTTTGATGATGAAGCTCAAATATATATCTTATTAAAAGATTTTATTGATATTCTTAATAAGCATGTAATATTACATGATCAAAATGGGAAACCAATACCTGAGGTATCAGTAAATGAAGGGGATCATATGGGAAAAGGAGAAAATAAACCTTTATTATGTTTAGCTCATCCATTACAATTATCTATAGATCCATCTGTTTGCTTAATTAAAAACAACGCTTGGCTTACTCCTTCAAATTTAGGATTTGAAGAAGGATTTACTGATGATTTTGATACTCTAACTGATATATTAAACGGATTAAAAACTAGTTATTGGTATAATAATAATTTTACTTATGATGATAAAGCTCCTACTCCTCAACTGGGAGTTATAGGAAATATATATGTTAATTTAGGCTATATATATTCATTAGTTAATAATAAAAACCTAGAATCTCAAGATAAAAAAGAAAAAAACGATATTATATTATTTGATTTTCTTAAAAACCTAATGTCTGGTATCTCTAATGCAACCGGGAATGTAGCCACTTTTGATATCTTCTCAGACCCTATTGATTCAGCTGCTAGAATTATAGATGTAAATTATACTGATGATCAGAAAAGACAAGAAGCATATGATAATGCTTTTATGTTTGAATTACAAAATACTAAATCTGTAATTCGAAACTATAAATTTGAGTCTCAAATATTCCCAGATCAAACAACTATTGTTGCCATAGGAGCACAGGCTAAAGGAGGTGCTTTAGGAGCGGATGTTAATACATTAATTGACTTTAATCAGAATCTATTTGATAGAATTATTCCTAAAAAAGAAGCCCCCGATACTCCTTCAAACACAGATCCTATAAAAGAACTTGAGGAAAAAGTTAAAAATCTAAAAGAAAATATTAACATTATTGTTAGTTTTATCAATGAGATTGATCCTGCTTGGTATAGTTTTACAGGTACTGGAAATTATGATACAAGTAATGCTAGCAAATACAATAATGCTTTAAAAGATTTAATTAACTTTTTTAAGACATTTATAAAAAACGATAATAAAAATAGAGCAATTATTCCTACTAAACTATCTCTTGAAATGGATGGTATTGGAGGAATGGTAATAGGAAATTTATTTAGAATCCCTAATGAATTATTACCTAGAGGATATAGAGGTGGTGGTGCTGGACCTGCTAAAATAGCATATACTGTTAATGGACTAGGGCATTCACTTCAAGGTAATGATTGGGTAACTAATGTTGATTCTCAATTTATAATTTTAGATGAACCTAGAGGAGGTATATCTTTACTAGAAATGAACGATATTAAAATTATTATTGAAGCTGCCTCTGAAAATACTGTAGCAAATGCTGTTAAAAAGATAGGAAATATAAAAGCAGGAGGTGCTACTAAAACAATCCTCTCT